GTCAGGGCAGCTAGCGGCCCCCTTGCCGCCCTTACAGGGGCATGTGGCCGGGCATGGGCACGCGACCCGGTGGCCGTCCGGCATGACGATGTAGCCGCGCCCGCCGCACTCGCCGCAGCACTTGCCCGGCGTCGGGGCTGGCGGCTTGGGGCCGGGGGCCGGCACGTCGATCGCCAGGCTGGCACGGGCGGCGGCCACCGCCGCGGCCGCCTTCGGTCGCTCGAGGTCCACGGCGGCCGGGTCGGCCGACAGCCAGACGAGCCAAGAGATCAGCCAGCGCCACACCATGTCACCACCCCCGTCGGTGTTCGACCATGCGGAACCCGTCCTCGCCCACGCGGGCCTCGGCGTGCCGCAGCTGCACCTCGCCCGGCGGCGGGTCGGCCACGATGGCGATCCACAGGAGCCGCTTTGCGGCCCCGGCGATCCACGTCAGCACTGGCCGGTCCGTGTGGGGCGACCACGACGCGGCCGAGCTGGCCCACCCGTAGCCCAGGACGAACCCGATCACGATCACGGCGGCGGTCTTGCGGTCAAACGTCATGGTGTGAGCTTGGAAAGGGTTTCGATGGGTCCGGGGGCGAGCCAGTTTCCGTGGTGCAGGTCGCGCCACTTAAAACCGGTCTTCACGTCGCCAATCGCATACGAATCGTTCTGTCGCAGGATCCGCTCCACGACCTCGCGCGTGGCCCAGAACGAGCCGTCTGGCTGGTCGGCCGGATACTTGCCGGCGTAGGAAATCCATTTAGTTCCCCAGCTGTTCAGGACCAGGGCGGCGTCCATCGGCTTGACGCCCGGCGGCGACTTGTCGGCAAAGCGCACCGCTACGATGCACATCTGGTGCATCCACTGGCCCTGGGCCTGCAGCGCGCCGACCTCATCGGTCCGGCTGGCGAATCCAACGTTCGACGCGATGGTCACCGGAAAGCCGGAGGTGATCGCGGCCACCAGCTCGTCCCACGTCTTGACGGCCACCACATGCCGGGCCGGGTGTTTCTTGGCGATCGTGTCCAGCCGGCCCTTGTCGCCCTGGCCGCCCGCGCCCCAGTTGCCCCATTGCTTGGCCCGGTCGGCGGAGTAGGTCGTCAGGTCGTATCCCAAATCTGGGAAGGGCTGCCGATAGACGACGCCCCAGTCCCGCAGCCAGCGGGCCGCGGCCCCGCCGTAACTGCCATCGCTCCACCCGCCCGACCCCTCGGGCTTGTTGCGGGCCTCCACCCGGCTGCCGCCGTATATGGCGGTCGGGTCGGGCATCAGCGGCGGCTCGGCGACTTGGCCGAGATCCCACGAAATTGCTTCGGAGCACCAGACCGCGTGCATGGCACCCCACGCCACGCAGTCGCCGATCCCCTGCTTCTCGCATACCCACGGTTTCCCGTAGCGGGCCTGGTGGGCCTTATCCATGGCCCGATACAGGAACGTGTCGACGTGCTGGGCCTTGGCCATGGCTTCGGGAGCGGCCTGGCTGAAGTAGCGTCGCTCGCCCAGCTCGTCGAGAAACTCGGCCACGCCCTCGGGGTTTGGTTGCCAGCCAAACGCACCTTCTGCCGCACCAATGGCCGCGCGTCGCCGGGCGTCGAGTAGGGCGAACACGCCCACGACGATCAGGAACAGCGTGACAAACAGCCGGACGGCGTTTGACTCAGCGCGTGACACGGGTGGCCGCCTCCGAAATCTCGCGGAGGGCCTTCACCCACGCCGCCCGGGCCGCCTCGTCGATCGGGCCGCCGGACGTCCCCACGGCCGCCTCGAGGTGTTTGGCGATCGCGTCCCGGGCCGCGGGCTGCCGCTGGCCAATCGACACGCCCCGGCACCGCAACTCCCTCGCCCGCTGCCGGAGGTCGTCGATGGCCACGCCGGTCCGCAGAAAGGGATCGGTCTGACTGCCGTCCCAGGCGATCTCGTCGGCCAGCTCGCCCGTCAGGGCCGCCACCACGGCGGCGTCCTCGGCCCCGGTCGGGCCGGTGAACAGGCCCCGCAGCTCAAGCGGGCCGTCAGGTGCCGGGGGCGCTGGCGATGGCGTGACAGGATTGCCAAGATTGAACGCAGCCACCGCACCGATCAGCAGGACAGCCGCCGCCACCTGCCGCCACGACAACTCGGGCAGCGGCAGCCGGCTGGCCAGGTCGGTGACCTTCTGCCAGAGGTCTTTCCCGCCGAGCACTAGGGCGGCGGCGATGATCAACGCGGCGGTCAGCATCAGGAAGCCCTCACCATTGGCAGGATCTGTTCGACGGCCCCGCTCGCGAGGGCCAGCACCAGCGAACGCACGGCCGGCCGGGCCAGCACCCAGAACGGCCAAGCCAGCGTCGGGACAGCCTTGTCGGCCACGGCGTCGAACAGGGCCGCGGCGGCCTCCATCACGACGGCCTTCTTCTGCTCGCCCGGCACGTTGAGCAGGTCGGCCGCCTGGACCGACAGCCGCAGCAGTCCCACCAGCAGCTCGCCAAACTCGGCCCACGTCAGGCCGTCGGCCGCGGCCAGCTTGGCAGTCAGGACGTAGGCCCGGGCGGCGTTCACCACGTCGGTAAACCGGCTGGCGGCGGAAATCGGTGCGTCGGCGATCATGCTTTGACTCCCACTAGGTAGACCTCGACGCTGACGGCGGACGCCCCGGCGTTCGTCAGGGTCAGCGATGTCTCGGACCAGCCGGCCGCGGTGCTGCTCGCGAGCACCACGCCGCCAGCGTTGAGGGCAGCGGTCACTGAGGTGCCCAGGGCCACCGTCAGGCCGATGGTGGTCGAGCGGTTTCGGATCAACAGCAGCTTTTGCCGGTCCATGTCCAGCGTGCCAGCCGTGCCGAAAACGTTCATCGGCAGGGCCGTCAGGTTGATGGTCGTCGTGCTGGTCGCCGATACGCTGACGAGATCCCGCCAGTAGGCATTGGCCTGGCCACTCGCTGTCCCGTTCTCCAACGCGAACGAGATCAGCGCCGACGTGGCGTCGGTAACCGTGGAAGCGTCGAGCGGCTCGACCCAGATGGGCGAGACCCGTAGCGACCCAGATAGCGAAAACGTCGACGCCATTGGCTACGGTCCCGTTGGCCCGGTGACGCTGGTCCCCATGAGGTACAGCGAGTAGTTGACGCCCGTGGGGTTGGGGTTTGAGATCGAAACGTTGGAGTTTTCCGACGTCACCCGCCAACTGTTCAGGTAGTTGACCGCGTGCCACTCGCTGCCCGGCCCGACCTCGGCCGCGTAGACGGACGTCGGCGAGCCAGGATTGACCCCGATAAACAGCTTCTGGCCCGACACGGCCGACTCGTTCACGACCCGAATGGCCCGCAGCTGCCGGAACGTAAACGCCACGTTCACGCCCAGCGTGGGCTGGTCGAGGTTCAGAAGGTCAAACGTTTCCATCGTGTTCGCGGGGATCGTCCTGGTCTCGGCGTAGACCAGGTCGGCCTGCCCGGACCCAGCACCGTCGGTGAACTGGTAGTTGGTGATCTTGCTTGCGGTGTTCGCGATCGACCCCAGTTCCTGCGTGTCGGTCCGGCTGAACAGGAACACGGTCCGCAGCGTGCCGGTCAGCTCGTCGCTCAGGCTTTCAGCCATCAAACACCCCCATCACGATGGCCTTGGCGAGCGTGGCGGGCTTCACGCCCAGCCGAAAGGCAGCCAGCTCGAGGGCGGCACGCGACCGGGGATCGGGCTGCCGGCTGGTCACCTTGCCCCACGTCGCCTGGCTGGGCGTGAACAGTTTGGCGATCGACACGCAGTCGCCCGGAGCCGCAATGGGCTCCCGGCGTCCGCCGCTGGTCCTGAAATGAGCGTCTGCGATCACGTCAGCCTCCGCCCCGTCACGCTACGACGGGCGGCGGCCAACTCGCAGGGGCTATGGCAGGGCTTCGACCTCGGCCAGACACGCTGCGTAGCCGGCAAGATCCACGGGTCCGTCGGACGTTTTCGATGGCCCCATATACCTGGCGACCTTATCCAGCGTCATGATCACGGCCCAGTCGGCCTCGGTCAGCGGTCGTTTCAGCACCTCGGCAAAGGCGGCGTTGATCATGCCGACCGTGCGCGCGAAATGCTTTTTTGGTCCGCCGTACTTCGGCCGCCGGTCGCGGATCACCTCGAGGGCCGTCAGCAGCAGCCGCTCCGCGGCCGGCGCGTCCTCGTCGACCGGCGCGGCAATAATGCTGTCGCCCCGGAACCGCGGGGCCTGCTGCTCCGACTTCAGTTCCGCCTGGCCACGCAGGATCCAGTCGACCGGGATGCTGGCCGGCTCGTCGACAATCGCCTGCGGGTGGCACGGGCCGCCGTCGCAACACGACTCACTGCCACCGGCCAGCCTGTCCTCGACCGCCCGGCGGAGATCGGCGTTTTCCTGTTCCAGCTTCTCGATCGTTGCGGCCATTTCTTTTCGGTCCTCCATGAGATGATGACAGTCAGCGGCCAGTGACCCGGCAGTGCCGGTCCACTGGCCCATAAAACGGTTTTTGCGGCGGCGGATCTCGGCTAGGTGGTTGTTGTCCAGGATCATGTGGCGGCCCGCTGCTTCAGGTCGCGGTCGCAGAACAGCGGCTTGGCGTCGGTCACTTCGCGGCGCTCGTGATCCACCACGACGAACGCCTGGCAGGGCGGCTCGTAGGACGCCTTGATCCGCGTGGCGTAGGCGGAATGGCCGATCAGGCTGCCGTTGGAGACGTAGCGGCCGGCCCGCAGCCAGGAGAACTGGTGCCAGTGGCCGAACACGGTCAGGTCGGCCCGGTCAATCCGGTCCCAGGCGGCGATCGCCTTGTTCGTCGGGATGGTTATGCCCCCGACCCCCCCACCATAGGAAACTGCATGGCCATGGTGGAACCGCACGCGAAACCCGTCCAAGTCGACTACGTTCAAG